AGTAGATACTCAATGGCAGATTACTGGTTACAACATTAACCAAGATACCAATGTAGTTACAGTTTCAGGTCAAACGATTCAAATGAGCCAAATGGCTTCAGGTACAGGTACAGGAGCAGTCGTTTTAGCTCAAACTGCTTATACCCTTCCACCTGACTTTGAACGAATTACTGATAGAACTCAATGGGATAAGTCAAAACATTGGGAAGCTCTAGGGCCTGAGAGCGCACAGCAATGGCAATGGCTTAAATCAGGATATATTTCTACAGGCCCTCGTATTCGTTGGCGTATTTTGGATAACCAATTTCAAATATGGCCACCAATGAACACCAATGAGTATCTTGGATGGGAATACCGTTCTAAAGGATGGGCTAGAGGCGTAGACAATACTGTTAAAAACAGCTTTACAGCCGATGATGACACAGCTATTTTAGATGACCGTATTATCGTTTTAGGCACAAAACTCAAGTATTGGTCTATTAAAGGCTTTGATACTACGACTCTAATGCAAGAATATCAGCGTTATTTGTCTATTGCTAAAGCTAACGATAAGGGTAGTCCTAACCTTAGTTTTGCTCCATATCCAAGTAAGGTTCTTATTGGTTACGCTAATATCCCTGATACAGGCTATGGTTCATAATGTTCGGCTCACCTAAAACCAATACAGCTTCTACAGCTTCAGTTCCGTCTCCTATTGGAGGCTGGAACGCTAGAGACTCACTTGCAAATATGAGTCCTACTGATGCTGTGCAAATGATTAATTTCTTTCCTACGCCTACTGATGTAATGATGCGTAAGGGCTATACCCAAGCGTCTACAGGCATTGATGGCAAAGTAAATACTCTGATGAACTACTCAGATACTTCATTACCTGCTGGATATAGCTTGTTTGCTGCTGCTGGAGATAAGATTTATGACGCTAAACCTGACCCTGCTGAAGTCGTATTTACAGGCATTACTAGCGATAAATTCCAATCTGTAAACCTGACAAACCAAGCAGGTCACTTTTTGGTGGCTTGTAACGGTGTAGACCCTACAATGGTTTATGACGGTTCTAGATGGTTTTATTTAGCAACTACGATAACTGCTCAAACAATCAGCACAATTACTCATGTAGGCGCAGTAGCTACTTTGACTACAGATGTAGCTCATGGATTAGTAGATGGAAACAGAGTTACTATTTCAGGTGCAGTAGAAGCTGCTTATAACGGTGTTTATGTCATTAATGTAACTGGATTAAATACTTTTACTTACACAATGGCATCAACTCCTGCTGCTAATGCTTCTGTAGTGGGTATTTATACAGTATTAGGCATTACCAATACCGTAGTTGGTCAAACAATTAGCACTATTACTAAATCTAGTACAACAGCTACTTTAACAACTGCTACAGCTCATGGTTTATCAACTGGAGCTAGAGTATCAATTACTGGAGCAACTGCCAATAATTACAACGGTACTTATGTTATTACAGTTACTTCTACAACGACATTTCAGTACACAATGGTTAGCGCACCAGCAGCAGACGCTACTGTTGTAGGCACTTATAGCGTTTTAAGCCTTGATTCTTCTAACTTTATCAATGTCAATCTGTTTAAAAATCGTCTTTATTTCACACAAAAAGATACCCTTACTTGCTGGTATTTGGATGTAGATTCGATTGCTGGAGAGGCTTTACCATTGTTTTTTGGTGGAATTGCTCGTAATTCAGGTTACTTGCAAGCTATGGGAACATGGACTTTAGATGCAGGTCAAGGCGCAGATGACTATGCAGTATTTGTCACTTCAATGGGTGAAGTCATTGTTTATAACGGTACAGACCCTAATGTGGCAGAAACTTGGTTACTTAAAGGCGTATGGCAATTAGGTCAAACTTTTAACCGTAGATGCTTCTTTAAATGGGCAGGAGACTTACTTTTGCTTACTCAAGATGGTCTTGTGCCTCTTGCTTCTGCTCTCCAATCGTCTCGCTTAGACCCTCGTATTAACTTAACAGACAAGATTTACTATGCTGTAAGTCAAGCTGCAACTGCGTATTACAATAATTTTGGCTGGCAGATTAACTATTACGCTAGTGAAAATATGCTGATTTTGTCTATTCCTACAAGTATAGGAATGGAACAATATGTAATGCACACCATTACAAAAGCATGGGCTAGATTTACAGGTATTGAGGCTTATTGTTGGGAAGTAAGCGGTGATGCTGATATGCACTTTGGCGGTGATGGTTATGTAGGCAAGTTCTACAATACCTTTGCTGATAATGGCAATAACATTAATGCTTCTGTACAACAGGCTTTTTCTTATTTTGATTCGCCAGGTCAATTAAAACGCTTTACCCTAATAAGACCTATTATTCAGACTTCTAATGGTTTACCCTCAGTTCTTTGCGGTATTCGTACAGATTTTGATGTATCTCCATTAGTTAATCAAATTGCTTTTAATCCTAATGTTCAATCTGTAGGCGTATGGGATGTAGGTATTTGGGATGATTGCACATGGTACGGTGGTCTTATTACTACTAAGATTTGGCAAGGCGTGACAGGATTAGGCTTTAGTGGTTCAGTAAACATGAATGTGGCATCACAAGGAATTGAGTTTCATTGGGCTTCTACAGACTATGTAATGGAGCGTGGAGGCGTAGTTTGAGGCGTGTTACTACTGAAAATCAAGATGAGCTTAGAAGTTGGCTATCTGAAGTTGGAAAGTTTAACTATCCTCAAGAAACAATGTGTATAGGACAGGAAAAAGACGGCAAATTAATAGCTGTTGTTGGTTATAACGAATTTCTAACCGATTCCTGTCATATTCATGTTGCTAGTACAGAAGTAATTTGGCTAACAAAAGATTTATTATTTGCAATATTTGATTATCCCTTTAACAAGCTAAAAGTTAAGGTTATACTTGCACCAATAGGACAGAACAATATTAAGTCCTTGAATTTGTGCCGAAAACTTGGCTTTAAGCAGGTAGCTGATATTCCTTACTCTCATCCTGATGGGAATTTGGTAATAATGGCAATAAAGCGTAATCAATGCAAATGGTTACAACAAGGAGAAAGCAATGGGCGGTATTGTTAATGCAGTAGGTAGTTTATTTAGCGGTGGGAGTAGTAGTCAATCTGCTCCTGCAACTCCTGACTATACAGGCGCAGCTAACGCTACAGCTCAAGGAAACTTAGACGCTGCTAGAGCTGCTTCTGCTGCCAATCGTGTAAATCAAGTAACTCCTTACGGAAACCTTAATTACACTCAATCAGGTACAGATTCTTACGGAAATCCTACTTGGACTGCTACTACTGCTCTTAATGAGACAGGTCAAAAGCTATTAGACCAACAAAATCAAGCTGCTTTAGGTCTTGGAAGCACTATTAATGCTCAGTTAGGTCAAGTTCAGCAAACAATGGGACAAAAGTTTGACCCTAATTTGCCTTCTACTGGTATGAATCCAGGACAGTCATATCAAGATGCTTATATGCAGCGTCTTGCTCCACAGATTGCACAAGGTCGTGAATCTAATACTGCTGCTTTGGCTAATCAAGGTGTAGTGCCTGGTACTAAAGCATACGAAAATGCTATGCGCCAACAGTCAATGAAAGAAAATGACTTGTTATTGGGTGCTACAACTCAAGGCTTTGGAGTAGGTCAGCAAGCTAATCAGCAAGCCTATAACCAAGCAATGACTAACTACAATTTGCCTTTAAATACATTAAACGCATTGCGTACAGGCGCACAAGCTCAAAACCCTACTTTTGTAAATACTCCACAACAAGCTACTACTTCAGGAGCAGACCTTTTGGGTGCTACTCAAATGACAGGAAATTACAATCTTGGTACTTATAACGCAGGTCAAGCTCAAAATTCAGGTATGTTAGGCGGTCTAATGAGTCTTGGTGGCACATTAGGTTCTGCTTACATGGGGATGAAATAATGAGCTTTTGGAGCGACCCTTCCGCATCATTCGACCAACTAGGTAAAGACCCTTGGCACTCAATGGAAAACTTTGGAACTACTGGTTTAGTACCAATGATTCCTTATGTTGCTGGTGCTGTAGGTAGTTTTTTTGGTGGGCCTGCTGGTGGAATGGCTGCTGGTTCTGCTGCTCAAGAAGGTGTTGATTATTTTTCAGGAAACTCCAAAGCAAGAACAGGTCAAGGAATTTTAGGAAGTCTTACTTCAGGTGCAGGTAAAGGCTACTTAGGTGGTATGGGTGCTGGATATGGAATGGATTTTTTTGGTGGAGCTGGTGGTGAAGGTGTAACTTCAGCAATTCCTTCAGATGGAAATGTTGGTGATGTATTTGCTGGATGGTCACCTACAGGTTCTTCTGCTAGTGGAATGGGAAGTGGTTTAGGTACTTCTAGTTCTAATCCTTTAGCTTACAACGACCCTTATGCAGCTCAAGATGTTATGCAACAAGCTAGAGATACTTCTGCTGCTAGTGGCAGTCCTACTTCATGGGATACAGGTTCTTCTAGTTCAGGTTTTGATTTACAAAGCTATGGCAAGCAAATTGCTAAACAACTATTAAATCAAAAACAAGGCGGTATGGGTGGTATGGGTGGAAATCAACAAGGTTATCAATATCAGCCTCAAACTGTTCAAAGACAGGGAGCTTTTGCTCCTACTCCAGCACCATTTCAAGTACAAGATAAATCAGATATTGCAGCTTTAGTAGCTGCTCTTAGAGGCAAGGGAGCAATTTAATGGCAACTCAAGAAGAACTCAATTTATTGCAACAGAGTCAGCTTCCACCTGATTTATTAGCTGCTCAACAACAGCTAAATCGCCAACAAAGAATGGCTGAAATGTTGATGCAACAAAATCAACAGCCTCAAGGTCAGATGATTAGTGGGCGTTATGTAGCTCCTGCATGGACTCAACAACTAGCTCCAGTAGTTAATCAACTTACAGGTGCTTATCTAGCCAATAAAGGCGATGAAAAAGCTACTGCTTTAGCACAGCAATTAAGAACTGGTCGTAATGCTGCTGAAGAATCAATCATTAATAAAATGACAGGTACACCTGCACAAGCTACTGAATTAGCAGGGCCATACACAGGTAACATTCCTAAACCAATGGCAGTACAACCTGCTGTAGCTCCTGATTTAGCTGGTGCTTTAAGAGAAATTGGCACAAATCAATATGGTGCTGGTAAAGATTTAAAAGCAAGCATTCTTAAATCAATGATGCCTGACCCTACAACTCTTGAGCGTGAATTTAAATCAGCACAAAATGACCCAATTAAGCCATTTAAAGGTTCATTTAACGAATTTAAAAATCAAATGTCCGATGCTGATAAAGCTCGTATTAATATTGATAGAGCTAGATTAAATCTTGCTGCACAAGAGCAAGCATGGAATTTAGGTTTACCTATGAGTGGTGGAGTAGGTGGTGGTGCGCCTATGCAAAATGCGCCACAAGCTCCTTTACAAACTATTAATCAAGGTAGTCCAATACTTGCTCCAAATCAACAATTACCTACTCAGGGTATGCCACAACAAGGTATGCCACAAGGTCAAATGCCTAGATTTAATTCTAAGATGGAACAAGATTTATACCTTGATAAACAAAAGAAAATTAATCAATTACAAGCTGATGCTCAAAATGCTTTGCCTGGTGCATTAAATACAGTTAATTCAGGATTACAAGCTCTTAATGGAATGCTTGGTGATACTAGCGTGGATGCCAAAGGTAATGTTGTTTATGGCAAACAAGAGCCTCATCCAGGCTTTCATGGAGCAGTCGGTATTTCAGGTCTTGGTTCAGGTTTTGGAGCTGCTGGATTTTTACCAGCTACCGATGTTACTGACTTTAAATCACGATTTGAAGAAATTAAAGGCAAATCATTTTTGGAAGCCGTTGGCTCATTGCGTGGAACTGGTGCTATTAGTGAAATTGAAGGTGCTAAAGCAACAGCAGCTATTAATAGAATGTCTTTATCGCAATCTGAAGCTGAATTTGTTAGAGCAGCAGATGATTTAAGAAAGATTATGCTTAAAGGATATACGGCTGCTCAACAAAGAGCTGGTGCTGTTCCTATAAATTTAAATGCTAGTCCTACTATCCCAGGCGCACAGCCAAAAATGAAATACAACCTTCAAACAGGTCAATGGGAATAAATTATGCCAATAATTGAAGTTGTTGGAATTGGGGATGTAGAACTGCCTGATGGAATGTCCAAAGAGCAGATGGCAGAGGCTTTAAATAAGCTACCTAAACCTGTTGAACAAAATCGTGGAACTCCTATTTATGGAGATGTTCCTACAGTAGCAGGTGCAAAACCTAATATTGTTGGCTATGAACCTGCTCCTACTAAAAAGCCTATAACTATGCTTGATAGGGTTAAAACGCTTTATGAAGTGCCTACAGCTATTGTTGCGCCAATGGTGACAGAACCAGCTTCAATGCTTTATGGTCTTGGTAGAAGTGCTGTAGAAGGTGCTATGCAAGGTCAAATGCCTACTGGTGAAGCTAGAGATAAGTATTACAGACAAGCTAGTCAAGCAATGCAATATCAACCTACTTCACCTGTATCTCAAGAAGTTTTAGGTAATGTTGGAGAAGCATTAACAGCAGCAAAAATTCCTCCTTATATTGGAAATATTGGAGCTATTCCTTCTTTTGTTCAAAAAGCACCAAATGTTAGACCTGTTGTGCAAGAGTCAGTAATGCCAGCAGCTAATAGAATGGCTGGAGCTTTGCGTAACGAAGGTCAAATGATTCAAGAAGCAGTACAACCTGTAACTAACAGAGTTGCACAAGCTGTAGAACCTGTTACTTCAAGAATTGCACAAGTTCTTACTAAAGAACCAACAATGAGTGGAGTAGGAGCTGCACAAGTTCCTGAAGCTGTTAATAGAGTCCAAATGGCTCAACAATTAAGAGTTCCTGTAAAACTTAGCAAAGGTATGGCAGAGCGTGATTTAGGAGTTCAACAGTTTGAATCTGAAATTGCTAAACAATACCCTGAAACTATTGGCAAACCTTTAATTGTTAATAAAGCTCAAGCCAATGATGCTATTTTGCAAAACTTTGATGCTTATGTAGATGCTACAGGCAAAGAAACTTATGGATTGCGTGAAACTGGAAAAGTAGTTGATAAGGCTTTGATGAATCAAGTCAATAAAGCCAAATCAGATATTAATGCAGCATATAAAGCAGCTAAAGACGCTGGTGAAATGCAAGAACCAGTACCTTATGTAGGAATTACGCAATACATTGAAAAACAAACTCCTACTGTAAGAGCCAAATTAGCTCCTATTCTTGATGCCGTTGATGAACAAATTAAAGTAAATGACCCTAAGAAAACAGGTGCTATTCCTATTAATGCAATGGAAGATGTTTACAAATTTATTAACAAAAACTACGACCCTAGCGATGCAGTAGGAATGATGCACTCTATAGAAATGAAAAAGTTAATTAATGCTGCTACTCAAGACAAAGGTGGAGAGTTGTATCAAAAAGCTCGTTCTTTGCGTAGCAAGTTTGGTAGTCAATTTGAAGATGTTGGTGCTGTTGATAAGCTATTGCGTACCAAAAAAGGCACTACAGACCGAGCAATAGCTTTTGAGGATGTATTTAAGCATTCTATTCTTGATGGCTCTAAAGACGATGTAGCTGCTATTGGCTTAACCTTGAAAAAAGGTGGAGCAGAAGGTCAGCAAGCATGGAAAGAGCTACAAGGTCAAACAATACAGCACATTAAAGACAAAGTTACTCAATCTATTGATGTAGATTCTTTTGGAAATCCTGTTGTTTCTCCTGCTAAATTCAAATCAGCTATTAACGAACTAGACCAAGACGGTAAGTTAGATTACATTTTTGGTAAAAAAGGTGCTGAAGAAATTAGAAACTTGTATCAAACAACGCTTAATGTAAATGCTCCATTAAAAGGAGCTGTAAACTACTCAAATACATCTAGCGCATTAATGAAAGCATTGGATAATATATCAATACTACCTGTAGCTCGTGTTATTGGCGTTAAACAAGGACTTCAAAAAGTCAAAGAAGCTGGAATTAAAAAGCAAGTTGAAGAATCTGTTAATTATTCGCCTGAAAGCATGGCAAATCAGTTAAGAAAAGGAAAGTAATAATGTCTAGAAACGGTAACGGTACATACAATCTTCCTGCTGGTAATCCAGTAGTTACAGGCACAACTATTAGCTCTACATGGGCTAATAATACCCTTGCAGATATGGCTAATGCCATTACAGGTTCTATTGCTGCTGATGGTCAAACACCTATTACAGGTGCTTTAAAAGGCACTAATGGTACTGTTTCTTTTGCTGGAGTAGGTCAAACCAAGATTCCTAGTGGAACTACTGCTCAAAGAGCTGCAAGTCCTACAGATGGAATGATTCGCTACAACACAGACTTAAAGCAATATGAAGGTTATAAAGATGGTGCTTGGTCTATTTTTGGTAATGGTGCTGGTGGTACATTGTTTAGCGATACAGTTACAGCTACTCAAGGTCAAACTGTTATTGTTTTGACTACTGGTTATGTATTAGGTGGAGATAACTTATCTGTTTATGTAAACGGTAGCCGTCAAATTTACAATGTAAATTACACAGAAACTTCTACTACTTCATTTACATTTACTACAGGCTTAAACGCTGGTGATTTAGTAAACTACACCATTGGAGCTTCTACTTCTCTTTCTGTAAATGCTACTTCTGTGCTTTATAACGAAGGTGGAACAGGTGCTGTAGACCAAAATGTAGAATCTAAATTACAAGAATCTGTATCTGTTAAAGATTTTGGAGCAGTAGGCAATGGAACTACAGATGATACTGCTGCTATTCAACTTGCTTTATCTAGTGGTGCAACTCGTATTTATTTTCCAACTGGAACATATAAAATTCTTTTAACTGAAGGCAGTTATTTACATAAATTTACAAGTGGTGATATAGAGCTTTTTGGTAATGCCACAATTTTAGATACTTCTACTTATACGCTTAATGGCCCATTTACTGAAATATTTTGGTTTGATGGAGTTTCTTCTGCTTCTGTTACAGGTATTAATTATCTAGGACCAGTTGTTTCATCTCCTACTACACAAGTTGGATATTTAGGTGCAATTTTTGTAAGAGCTACAACAGGTTCAACAAATATTACAGTTAATGCTCAAATTGAAAATGCTAGATATGGTGTGCAATCAGGCGAATATGCAACTCCAGCATTAGGATATTGTTCTAATTTTGATTTAACTTTAGATTGTTTATTAGTTGGTTATCCTTTAGCTACTTATCTAGCTAACAATATTAATGCCAATATTAATGCCGAAAAAACACATAGAGCTGCGTATGTTGCTGGCGGTAAAAATGTCAATATAGATGCTCAGTTTAAAAACCAATATATTGCTGATGTACAGGTACTTTTAACTGATGCAATGACTGGAACTGGAACTTCAGTAGGCTGTAGCGATTGCACAGTAAGAGCAATAGACTTAGGTAGTACTATATTCACAGCAAATAGTTATTGCGCTGGTCTTAATTTATCAAGAGTAGACCCATATACTTATTTTAAAAATATTAGTTTTAATATATATGTAAATGCTAGTGATACTGTAGCTTCTACTATTGGTGGTGTAATTATAAGTGGTACTGGTACTGGGTATCCAAACGATTGGATTCAAACTGTTGGATTAACTAATATATCCATTAGCGGTGTTATTGATAGGTCAGGTCAAACAATAACTGAACATGGCGTTGGAGAGATATATGTATACACAGAGTCTACAAATCCAGCATATTACGGTACTGTTCGTGAATTAAATGTATCTAACTTTACTTATTTACCTGGCTCTGGCTCAAAACCTAGAGGATTTTGGTTTGTAATGCCAGGACTTACAGGACAAGCAAATTTTAACAATAGTTATTTTGGAACAGCTACACCATTTTTATATTTAACTAATTCCACTTCAAGCACTTTAGTTTCTAATTGCACATTACAAGGTACAAGCAATGTTTTAAATGGCGCAGACCCAAATTCAAGCAAAATTTGTTTTGTTGGTTCAACTATATCTAATCAAAACTATACGCCAACTGATAGCTACAAATCGTTTCTTAATACATCTATTCAAGGTGCTGGTTCTGTTGTTAAAACATTGTCTAAAGAAATAGCTTTAGTTGGAGCATTACCAACATGGACTGGAGCTTTACCAAACAACTCTATTATTTTGGGTGTTTCAGGATATTTAACACAAAGCATTACTGGTGCAACTGGTATGTTAATTGGTGTTACTGGTAATACTACTAGATTTTTAGATACAAATACTACTACTGCTGGGCTATCTTTTTCTGTTTCTAACGGAACAGATACAACGCCACAAATTCAAGTTGGAACAGGAAATATTATTATTACTCCTAAAGTTGTAACTATTCCACCAACAGCCGTATTTACTGGTGGTAGTTTAAGATTAGTTGTATCTTATATAACAATTAATGCACCAACTTCTTAATATTATCTTGTTAAAAAGTTTATTGAAGATTAAAAAATGTTTATAATTATTTGCATGTTTGATAAAGTTAAATAAAAAATTAAAAAAAGAAAGCTGACATGGATTCTCAAACAATCATAAATACTGCCATTGCTTTAGTTGGCTTTCTTGGTGGCTGGATATTAAAGGTTATTTGGGAAGCCGTAAAAGAGCTACAATTTGCCGACAAAATATTGGTAGATAAAGTTAATACCATTGAGATTTTGATAGCTGGAAACTATATATCTAAGCATGATTTTGACAAGATTGCTGCTGCTATCTTTGCCAAATTAGACAAGATAGAAGATAAGCTGGATAAAAAGGTAGACAAATGAAAATGCACAAGTCAAAAACAATGATATTTTCATTATTGTTAGTGATTTTTGGTGCTTTATTTGATAATTTTTCTTATGTCCAAAACAGTATTAATCCAAAATATTATGGCTTTATCCTTATTGGGATTGGCGTTATTGTTGCTGTATTGCGCTTTGTGACTTCTAAGCCTATTGAGTAATGTTTCCTTTGACAATCCTTACTTATGTCAGAATTGGGGCTATTGTTATTGGTATGCTTTTTTCTGTGTATATTGGTTATCGCTATGAGCATAATAATTTTATGGGATATAAGGCAAAAATTGAGTTGTCTACAAGAGTTGAGGAACAACGAACCCAAAATGCAACAGACGAAATCAGGAAAGTAAAAGATGCTCAAATACGCACTATTAACTCTCAGCTCGTTGATGCTATTAGCAGCTTGCACAACCGTTCCAGTAACGCCACAAAAACCATCAATGGACAGGATTGCAACGGAGCAACCCTTTCTGCCACCGATGCAGAATTTCTTATCAGGCAAGCAGCAAGAGCCGACCAAATAAGAGTTGGATTACAGGCTTGTTATAACCAATACGATGCTATCAAATGAGCTTATTAACACTTGAAAAGCTAAGTAGACTAGGAATTGAAGATAAGTGGCTTCAGCCCTTAAATGATGCTTTTGCCAAATACGATATATCTACACCTAAAAGACAGGCTTGCTTTTTAGGTCAAGCAATGCACGAATCAGGTAATTTTAAGAATCTTGAAGAAAATTTAAATTATTCAGCTTTAGGTCTTATGAAAACATGGCCTAGCCGATTTCCTGATTTAGATACAGCAGATAAATATGCTCATAATGCTGAAAAGATAGCTAATAAGGTCTATGCTGGTCGTATGGGAAACATTGAAGAAGGCGATGGATATGCCTTTAGAGGCAGGGGAATCTTTCAGCTAACAGGTAGAGAAAACTATGCTAATTTCGGACATAATGCTTCTGTGGATGTTCTTAGTAATCCTAATTTGCTGTCTACTCCTGAATATGCGACTTTAAGCGCAGCTTGGTATTGGAACAAGCGGTCACTCAATCAATACGCTGATGTAATGGATGTAGAGTCCTTAACTAAGCGTATCAATGGTGGAACAATAGGACTTGATAACCGTAAAGCTCAGATTAACAAAGTCCTAGATATTATTGCTTAACTACTTGCTAAGTCCTGAAGCTAGTCGATTAGCTTTAAACAGGTAGTCATTCCTAGTAGTAGAAGGTGCAATCCAACCGTAGGCTTTCCAAATCTTCTGTACATCACTTCCTGATGAATACTTAAAAGTGCTTTTGGTAGCTATTGCTAGTTTTTCGTTTTCCATAGTTTCCTCAACATTGATAGTTAATGAACCGTCTTTTTCAGTAAAAATTCCAAAAAATGGGATTGGATGCTCTAACTCAGATAGTGTAAAAGTTGCCATTATTTCTCCTAAACAGTAGATTTTTCAATAAAACGGTTATTTGCTTGGTTAGTGCGCCAAATGTCCACTCTGAGCTGTGCGCCTATGAGTTGATACCTGAGTGTCTCCTCTATCTCAATCGCCTCTCTAAGACCCTTTAAAAGCTCTTGGTACTCTGTTCTAGCATAAGCATCTCGCTCTTGTGCTGCCATAGTTTCAACTCCAGCACAAAAAGCCTCTTGCATGAGTAATGCCTTTTTTGACTTTCTAAACTCCTCTAGGTAGATTCTTTCTGATTTCGCCTTTGCAAATAATTTAGCGTTTTTAAGTAGAAAATCTACTGCTGCATTAGGGTTAATTTCTTCCATGTTTTCCTCAATTCAAAGAATTTTTGATTGTTAATAAGACTTCTTCTTTTTCTTTTAATACCAGCTCTACATTCGATTGCTGCACTTGCATTAATTCTAGGTATAAACCCTTATCTGCTTTTAAATCTTGATACAACTCCAGCAGCTCATCACCATTCTTAATAATCTGTCTTGGATGAATGTTGTAGCCACTTAAATCAATCGTCTTTTGGCAGCGATAGTCATAGACCAAAAGCGTGTTATTCATCAAACACTCATAAAAGCGGTTTGCCATAAAAGCGTAGTTTTCATGCGTATGCTCATCTTCAAAGTAAATAGACAGCATGAAGTCTTTGAGTCTTAGACCTACTGGTTCAAACATATCGCATTTAGAACCATCCCAAACCAGCTTTTCTATAAACTTAGCGGTAATACCTGCTGATTGGTATTTCAGGTGATTTCTACGGTTAGAACTGAGACGGTAGGAGACATTGTTGTAGTCTTTCATGTCTTTAATACGGTTCTTTCTAAATGTTCCGTAGTACAGAATCTCGTCTTTAGATTGATTGTCTTTGGTCTCTAGGTACTTGCTTTCGTCAAATACCAAAGTATTGAGATTGACCGTATACCAGTTATTAATCCAATCGTTTAAAGTTTTTTCGTGTACTTTCTTGCCTAAAATCCAGCCTCTATAACCTGAACGAGGATTGTTGCAAATCATGTCGTACTGTTTGCTGTACTTGACAGTCCATTTTCTGAGCAAAATGTTATCTTCAACATCGTGGTCATTCATCATCCAAAACACTTTAGCGTCAGGATTTCGGTCAAGAATCTCCAAATAAGCGTTGTATTTCATATATGGAGACGCATAGACGCAAATGATTGCATCGTAAGACTTGTCTATAACGCTAGGAATATGCTCTGCATGACTGATGAAGTCGCAGCCTAAGTAATCCCTTAATATCACAGCGTTTTTGACATGAACCATTGTGTAATTAGATTTAATCTCTCTTTTTTCACAAGACTCAATGATGAGCGTTCTCAAAATGGCGCATCCTCAAAGACAACCTTAATTCTAGGAATCTTTACCTTAACAAAGCTCCAGCCGTTCCTGATGCCAACAATCTCTTTGGCTTCTTGCAAAGAACGCACTTTACGCATCAATTCACCTGATTCATCGTATATGTAGTATCTAAACATCACTTATCAGCCTTTAAAGTTAATCTTGTCTAGGTAATGATTCCCTACATCCATGTCTTTAGGCATAGGAATACCGTCATCGTCAATTACAAAAGTACGCTTATCTAGCTCTCCGATGATGTTTTTACGAGTTTTAAGCAAGTTTTTAGGACTATGCAACTCATTTAATCCCATTTCAAACAACAGCTCAGATACCTTCTTATCGGCTAAAGCAAAGAAAGTAGTCTTGTTATTGCCTTTAAAAAACTTCTCAGGATTGGTACACATATCGAAAAGATTGCGTAATTTGTCGTTTTGATGGATTCGTACCGTTACTTGGTCATTTTTGCTAGGTTTAAGACCAAAGTGAAATCGGCAGTAAAACTTGCTTTCTCCGTTAGTTCCAGCAGACAAAGTACCTGTTAATCCACAACCATAGGCAGAACAAACTAAAGGCTGCGCTTGTGATGGATTTTCTTCTTGTCTCTCAGTCTTAACAAATCCTTTTTTAAATTGGCTCATTTGTTGTAGTTCCCATCTATGATTTTTTGAAAGTTTGCTGGTAAAAGAATCCATTGAAGGTCAGGTTTCCAAGACCTATCTTTAGACTCAAAGCCTTCTGATAGTTTTGTATCTGTAGCGATATAGCTAAAGAAACCATCCCACCATTCAATTCCATCTTCTTTTGTTTTGTAGCCGTCAGGAGAGTATTGAGACGGTTTAGAGGCTTGAATCCATCTGCTTTTCATATTGGCTTGTCTTGAACCTTCCCAAGTTCTAGGCTGCGTTAAATGAGGCAAGTGCTTTTTCCATAAAAGTAAAAGAGAATCATAAGGACATGGGGGAAACTTAGTTTCTCCTAATGATGGTTTTAATTGGGTATTGGGTATTGGGTCTTGGGTATTGGGTAGCATACCATTCGCATCATGTTCGCATTGCGTTTGCATTGCGTTCGCATCACTTTCCTTATGTTTCCTACTCCAGCGAGCATTAGCAGAAGCCCTTGCACTCTCTGATTTACCATAAATGTGAGCAAGCTCTTTATCGCATCTATGGTGTATATACCCTTCTTCAGTTAAAGAAAAGAAATCAGTAAGAACATTTTGAAGTGCTTGCTGTTCATCATTAGTGCGAATACTATGCGAACGCATCAATTTCGCAAGGTCATTGCTTAGTGGTACTTCTTCCAAATAATAAGTATCTAAAAGCTGACGATAGATTCCATGCTCTAGCAACGATAAATGAGAAGTATCTTTACGATAATCTCCAATGTTATGAGGGTAATGGTGCATGGTTTAACCTTTCTTAAAAAGGTCAGGTCTTAACTGTTCTCTTGTCAAACGAAGCTCAGAAAGCTCCTCAATTTGGCGTAAATACTTAAATGGAATCTTGGTAGAGTTCCATAAATAAATGGTTTGAGGCTTGATTCCTAGCTTCTCAGCAAGGTTTATTAAGCTGCCAAACTCAATTTTTAATAAATCTGATGGGTTCATAAGTTCTCCTTTTCCGCTATCATATACCTAAAATATGGGAAAATACACCTATTAGGGAAAGTCCCTATAAAAAAACTATATGAACCTATATTTTTCGTGTATAGTGGAGTCTAGTTCAACAGTAAAGGAGTAAGTGATGAAAACAGCAATAATCGAATGGGTAGGCGTAATTCTTCTAGGTATTCTTTTAGGCGCAATGTTCGCCTTTGGAGCTTAATCATGGGAATGAACAGAGCTGATGCCTACTACGAACCTGATGACTATGATGACCGTTCTGATGAGATTGAAGAACGCACATGGGAATTAATGAAAATCGGTGCAAACTATGATTACAGGACTTCAGGTGCAATATCTGAAGCTCTTAGTGAAATGGGTGTAGACGATGCCAAAGCCTTGCAAGATGTTATTGATACAGGCGATTATGAGCAAATCGGTAGAAAAATAGTAATGATGGCTATGGATTACATGGAACATCATGCCAAAGAAGTAGCAGAATTTGAAATCAACGACTAAGGAGTAAGTGATGAGTTATTTAGAACTACGCAAGATTAATGTAAACGAACACACAGAAAAAAAAGGTAAATTTACCTACCTTTCATGGGCTTGGGCAGTAGACCAGCTCTTACAAGCTGACCCTATGGCAACATGGGATTATCAAGCTCCTATGCAGTTTGGTGACACTTTGATGGTCTTTTGCTCAGTATCAGCTTTTGGCAAAACCATGACAGCTCAGTTACCAGTATTGAATCCTCAAAACAAAGCTATCTCCAATCCTGACTCTTTTGCAGTCAATACAGCTATGCAACGCTGCCTAGCCAAAGCTATTGCACTTCATGGAATCGGTCTTTATATCTACGCTGGTGAGGATATTCCTGATGAACCAACTCCTGATTTGACTGATTTAGCAAAAGAATGGGTAGGAGAAATCAATGTATGCAAAACCATTGAAGATTTAAAAAGGGTTTATGGAACGGCTTATGCAGCACTAGCTAAAGATAAAAACGCAGTTCAGTTAATTGCCAACGCCAAAGACTTGAAAAAAGGAGAATTTGCATGAAATACGGGAAAGACCATAAAAATGCAACTCATGGTATGCGATATACGCCTGAATATGCAATTTGGGCTGAAATGAAAAAAAGATGTTTAAACCAAAAAAACAAAGACTATGTAAGGTATGGAGCTAAAGGAATAACAATTTGCAAAGAATGGGTAGATTCTTTTGAGCAATTTTATAAAGACATGGGAAATAAGCCTGAAGGTTTTTCTATAGAAAGAATTGACAACACAAAAGGATATTTTCCTAAAAATTGCAAATGGGCTAACAGAAGCACTCAACAACGAAACAAATCAAATTCTTTGTGGATTGAATGGAAAGGTCAAGTGAAGCACATTATGGAAGTTGCTCAAGAGTTAGGAATTTCTAAAGGTGCTGCACATTTACGCTACAAAAGGGGAAAACTGTATGTATGAAGGAATTATTCAAGGCTCTGAAGAATGGTTAAAGTTAAGGTCTGGCAAAGTAACAGCTTCTAGGGTAGCCGACATACTCGCAAAGACAAAAACAGGTACTTCAGTTAGTCGGCAAAACTATCTGATTGAGCTTGCCTTGCAGCGAACTACAAAGACCATAGAACCATCATATACCAATGCTGCTATGGAATGGGGAACAGCTACAGAGCCTCAAGCAAGGGTAGCTTATGAAGTCAGTACCAATAACTTTGTAGACCAAGTACCATTTATTGACCATCATAAGATTCAAGGATTTGGATGCTCACCTGATGGATTAGTAGGAGCTGATGGACTTTTAGAGATTAAATGTCCTAACTCTGCTACGCATTGGGAATACTTTAAAGCTAAAGAGCCACCTAAAAAATATTTTATTCAGATGCAAGCTCAAATGGCGGTAACTGGAGCGAAATGGTGCGACTTTGTATCTTTTGACCCTCGTATGCCTGAACGCAGTCAGCTTTTGATTGTGAATGTGCGTAGAGACCCTGAATTTATCCTATACATGGAAGCAGAAATCAATCAGTTTTTAGAAGAAGTATCTACAGAAGTTAAATTAATGGAGAATCAATAATGGCTATCACTCATTTTGTAAAAGCAGCAGTTTCAGAGTACCAAGACAAAGAAGGAGCAATTAAAAAGCGTTATCAGTCGATTGGCGTAATCATGGAAACCAAACATGGATTGATGCTTAAACTGGAAATATTGCCTTTATATGCAATAAAAGAAGGCGGTCTATTAGCTTACTTAAATCCACCTGAAGATAAAGCTATTCCTACTCAACAAGTTTCTAAGGAGTTTATTGATGATGTTCCATTCTAAACTATTGATTCTATTAGCTTTTTTTGGTACTGCACAAGCTCAAACTTATGTAATATCAACTCCTCAAGGCTATCAAGCTGGAGTCATACAGGTACAAGGTAATCAAGCTACTGTCGTTAATAACGCTGGTTATCCTGTACAGAACATTACTGTCTATCCAAACCAAGTCGTAACGCCTTCAGGTTATGCGATTGGAACGCCTAGCTATACAGTTCCTATGTCTCCTCCATCTCCACCATCACCAAGAGTATTGCAATGAACAATGAACCAGTAGCGTGGGGGATGTTGGATAAGGATGGTGGTATTTACGATTCAATTAGTCCTGAAGAACACGACAGAGAAGAAGGTTCTTACACCATTCCACTCTATACCCATCCAGTAAAAGAACTAACAGATGAAGAAATAGATACTATTTGGGTTGAAATGTCAGAGCAATGCGATGAGGAATTTATAGACATGAAACAGTTTGCTAGAGCAATACTAAGAAAGGCAAGTGAGAAATGACTGAACACACACATTGCTGGCACTCAACAAATACTATGCTTTGCTCTATGCCTCCACAAAGGGTAGAAGTCTGTTGTGTTTGCGGAGAAAAAAGAAACTTGATAATTCGTAGCATGGAAGATAACCCTGAAGGACATGGGAAATTTCATCCAAATGCACTAAGAAAAGCACAAGAAAAATGACATTCACAATAATGAATATTGCTGCAGCTAAAGTGCGGTCAAATCAACCATTAGCATACAGATTGATGCAAAAAGCAGACGGAACAACGGTATTGCAAGGTGCTTTTTATTGGACTGAAGGCAGTAATGGCGGTCACGATTGGGAAGATATACCTACAATTATTGAGGCACAAGAGAAATGATACCTGAACAGGACATTTACGATTTCTATATGGCTAAAGCAACTACTCCAATACCAAATCGTTTTCAGAGCTATTTAAAGAAGTTCAGGAAGATTGAACAATTTATTAGAGAACATGATAAGAAATGAAAAATGACTGACATAGTTCTTAGTCCTTCTGAAATTCAAATGGCTGCTTTTGTAGGATGCCAAAGAGCTGTACAAAACATTCAAAACAAGGAAACATACAGCGTTTCAGGTGAAAAGGTCGATGACTTTTGGCAAAGAATGATAGGTGGTGCATTAGCTGAAGCTGCTTTTGCTAAACACCTAAACCTGTATTGGTGGAAGGGAGCTAAAAACATTCCTGATGTAGGAGAATTTGAAATAAGAACAACTCCTTATGCCAATGGAGATTTGCATATAAAGCCTAATGACCCTGAAGATAAGCAGTTTTATCTACTTACAGGAGATAATGGAACATATAAAATCAGAGGATGGTATACAGCTAAAGAAGCTAAATTACATCCTGAATGGTTATATTCCAAAAAAGAAGGTAGAGAAAAGCAATATTGGATTCCTCAAACAAGCCTACATGACTAAAAATGAAAAAGAACGATACAGAAAAATTGCAGAAATTGGGTGCATATTGTGTTACACACAAGGAAACGAAGGTACGGAATGTGAAATTCACCATATCCGTAGAGCAGGTCAGCGAAAAACAGCTCCCACTATCGGACTCTGCCCAGTACATCACCGATTCCATCTTGGTATTCACCAGCTTGGGCGTAGAGCTTGGGAATCTACTCACTCAACGACAGAGGAAACTTTGCTTGAACTCACCAATCGGTTACTAAATGTTGGTGCTTAACCTTCCACTTCCTCCTTCAATAAATCACTATTTGGGAACGCATGGTCATAGAAGGTATGTATCTAAAGCTGGAGTAGCCTTTAAGCAACAAGTATCAGATTATGTAGCTGAATACGCAGTACCCAAACTAGGAGCTGCAAGACTAGAATTTCAGGTCACTTTATATCCTAGAGATAGACGAAAACAAGATATAGATAACCGAATAAAGGCTTTATGGGATGCTTTAGCTGATGCTGGAGTATTTGATAATGACGAGCAAATAGATGTATTAATCGTACATCGTGGAGAGATTAAAAAAGGTGGTGGATGTTTGGTTTATATTGATATAATTGATGAAAAGCAAAGCCCTTAAAGAGCGACTAACTCAATAAGGGCTTTTAGCCAAACTGCTTGTGAAGGAGTATTTTGGCTATGTTAATTTTATATTAAAAGGAAGTGATATGAATGAAAATGTTGCTATGTTTGTTGCTACCCTATTCCATAGTGGCACTAATACTCACTTCTTTCATTTATCCACTAATTCTTACTCACAGCATAAGGCTTTGGGCAATTTCTATGAATCTATCATAGAGCTTGCAGATGACTACGCTGAAGCGTATATGGGCAGATACGAGCAGTTAAAGTCGTTTCCTAGCACCTACCATCTTCCTAAAGACCCTTTAAAGTACCTAGAGTCATTAAAGACTTTTGTAGATGAAGCCAATAAAGACCTTCCTAAAGAACAAGAATTGGTCAATATCGTAGCTGAAATCCAGCAACTCATAGATTCAACTCTATACAAACTACGCTTTCTTAAATAATGCAGCTCGTAGGCTTATCTGCTCTTGAGTACGATGAGCAGTATTACGCAGAGCATAAAGATGCTGACCTTGATTATCTTGGTCATGGTTACTGGCAAGAAGAATACGCTAAAATGGTATCTAAGGGTTTACCAGTAGATTCAGTTGTATTTGATGGTGGATGTGCTTGTGGCTCAATCCTCAATGGCTTTAAAAAGCTAGGATTTAAAACGATAGGTATGGACTTATCGGCATACATGATTGAGCTAGGAACAGAACACTTTGACAACGATGAACTTATTTGCGGTTCTCTTACTAATATCCCTTTACCTGATAATTCTGTCGATTTAGTACATTCTGCTCAAGTCCTAGAGCATATTCCTGAAGAACTCATGGAAGATATTGTGAGTGAGTTTGAGCGTATTTTGAAGCCAAACGGCAAGATGTTCCTATGCTTAGACGCTATCAGAGACGGTGAAACCAAAGAAATGTACATGGGAGACCCTACTCATGTAAACATACAAAGAATTGAATATTGGTCTAAATTATTTAAAAAAGGTAATTTACTATTCGATGTTCAGAGTTATAATAATTTTGTGCGCTCTGAGTTTAAGCCAACAGCAGAAGTAGATGCTAACTTCTTTGAGGCTTATCCTTATTGGAGCGTGTTTACTCTTATTAAGGAATAGATATGCCACTCGATAAAAGCGGAAGCGCACAATCAGTCGGAAAGAACATTAAAGCCGAAATGAAAGCTGGAAAGCCTAAAAAACAGGCACTAGCGATTGCTCTTAATACAGAGCGTGAATATGCTAAAGGCAGCCGAAAAGCTAAATTAGAAGCTACCTATGACAAATATGTAAAGGAGAAAGAATAATGGCTGCAAATCTCCCTGCATTAGTAGGTCGTAAAGACACTAAGAAACCTGAACTTAATGTAGCCAATAAAAACAATGTGCTACAGATTAAAGAGAATCAGCGCATGAAGCGTAAAGCTGCATTACTGACAGCTATGAACAAGATTAAAGACCCTGATATTGCTTAAAAAATAGGCTACAATAAAGTCTATTGAAATCAACTACTTGACGGATATGACAAATAAGACAGAACCTAAAATAGGTAAAAATAGGGGAAATGCTGGTAAAGGTAGACCTAAAGGCTCTCCTAACAAGATTACCCAAGAGTTCAGAGATACCGTTAAACAGCTATTGGATGACAATGCTGATAATGTCGCTATATGGCTTTCTCAAGTAGCTATAGGTACAGAAGATGCTAAAGCTGACCCTAAAGGTGCATTAGACATACTGTCAAGATTAGCTGAATTTGCTGCTCCTAAACTAGCTAGAACTGAAGTAGTAGGCGATAAAGAAAATCCAATCATCGTACAGACAGTAAACTTTTGACTACCATTCGACTGCCTAATAACTGGATTCCTAGAGATTACCAGCTTCCAGCATGGAGATATATGCAGAATGGTGGCAAACATTGTGAGATTGTTTGGCATCGTAGGTCAGGTAAAGATGAGCTAGGTCTACATTGGACTGCTGTAGCTGCCTTCAAAAGGGTAGCTCAGTATTGGTATATGCTCCCTGAATACAATCAAGCTCGTAAAGCTATTTGGGATGCGATTAATCCTCATACTGGTAAAAAGCGTATAGATGAGGCTTTTCCATTAGAGCTAAGAACAAGCACTCGTAATGACGAAATGAAGATTATCTTTAAGAATGGTTCATCCTTTCAAGCGGTAGGCTCAGATGACCCTTCTAAACTCGTTGGTTCGCCTCCTGCTGGCATTGTGTACTCAGAATGGGCATTAAGTAATCCAGCTACTAGAGCGTATCTCAGACCAATTCTGATGGAGAACGGTGGATGGCAGATATTTAATACAACTCCTAGAGGCAGAAATCATGCTTATACGACATTAGAAGCTGCTAGACACAATCCTGAAGCCTTTGCTCAAGTGCTAGATGCTACTCAGACAGGCATATTTTCACCTGAACAACTAGAAGCTGAACTAAACAACTATATAGCTGACTTTGGTGAGGATTACGGTAGGTCTAAGTTTGAACAGGAATATCTATGTTCATTCGATGCTGCCAATTTAGGAGCAATCCTAGCTAGACAGATTACGATAAGTGAGAGAGCTGGAAAGATTAGTGATGATGTAGTCTTTGACCCTAATGGTCAGCCTATACAAATAAGCGTGGATATTGGTCGTAGAGATACAGCTACTTGGTGGTTTTGGCAGCCGACTATTGGTGGCTATAACATTATTGACTATGATTCAGGCTTTGGAATAGACGCTGAAGAATGGGCAGAACGCATACATAAACGCCTATGTAAGTACGAATTATCAGGTAGTCGCAATCCATTAGGATGTATTTGGCTTCCTCATGACGCTAGAACTAAGACATTCTCAGCTAAAGAATCGGCTATTGAGATATTCCTGAAGTTCTTTGGAAACGATAAATGCGATATAACGCCTTCTACATCCATAGCTGACCGTATCAATGCTGCAAGGGTAATCATTTCAAGGGTTCGGTTTAATGAGACTAACTGCAAGGTAGGCTTAGATGGTCTAAGAGCGTGGAGCTATGCTTATAGCGATATAACCAAGACATTCGGTTCAGCTCCTTTGCATGATTGGGCTTCTCACGATGGGGATGGATTCTCATACGGATGTCAGATTATGCAGATGGCAAGTCCTCCTCCTCCACCATTGGAAGAAATGAAAGGACTGTATGTTGGTCAGACTGATGTAAGTCTTAACGATATGTGGAAACAATCACCAAAACAAACTAATAGTAGAATTTAGCGAAAAAGGGTAAAATATTTCAAACATTTCGCCAAAATAACCATCTTTTAAGGCAATTCTATGGCAAACGATAAAGCAACAGTAGACCGTACATACGAAGATTGGTACAAAACCATAGCATCGTATGAGCGTACTTATAAAAGATGGGAAGCTAGAGCTGACCGAATCGTTAAGAAATATAAGGATGACAGTCGCTATGACCGTAATCCTAATGCTCGATTCAACATCCTTTGGTCTAATGTTCAAACTATTCAACCAGCTATCTTTGCAAGACTACCTAGACCTGATGTAAGCAGACGCTTTAGAGACAATGACCCTATTGGTCGTGTAGCGTCAATGATGCTTGAACGAGCTTTAGAGTTCGAGATTGAGCATTATGGTGACTACAAATCAGCAATGAATAATGCCGTTCTTGACCGTTTATTAGGTGGTCGTGGCGTTTCATGGGTTCGCTATGAGCCTCATTTTGAAGCAGATGAAGGTGGAGAACCTGACGATGGCTACGAAATTACCGAAGATGCAGATGAGGCAGAGACACCTGAAGGTGAAGCCGTTGAATCTCCTGAACGCATCGAATACGAATGTGCGCCTGTCGATTATGTGCATTGGAAAGAGTTTGGTCATAGTCCTGGTGCTAGGACTTGGGAAGAAGTTACAGCAGTTTGGCGCAAAGTCTATATGTCTAGACCTGCGCTTGTTGAGCGATTTGGTGAAGAAATCGGTGGAAAAGTTCCGCTTGATACTAAACCAGCAGATGACAAGAATTCGTACAAGAGTGAAGTAGGAGTCTATGAAGCTCTAGTCTATGAGATTTGGGATAAAGAGACAGGTAAAGTCTTTTGGATTTCCAAGTCATTAGGCAAGATTATTGATGAGCGTGATGACCCTTTACAGCTTGAAAACTTTTGGCCTTGTCCTAAACCGTTGTATTCAACTCTGACTACAGACTCACTAGAGCCGATTCCTGACTTTGTAATCTATCAAGACCAAGCTAGAGAACTAGATACTTTATGTGACCGTATTGATGGATTGATTAACGCATTGAAGGTGCGTGGCGTATACGATGCTTCAAGTTCTGAATTACAGCGTCTATTTTCTGAAGGCGAGAACAATACTCTGATTCCAGTACAAAACTGGATGGCTTTTGCTGAGAAACAAGGCATGAAGGGAGCTATTGACCTTGTAGACATTACTCCTTTTGCACAGGCTTTAGCTCAATGCTATCAAGCAATGGAGCAAGTTAAAGGTCAAATCTATGAATTGATGGGAATTGCTGATATTCAGCGTGGTCAATCTGACCCTAATGAGACTCTTGGCGCACAGATTATCAAGTCTAATAACGCTTCAGGTCGCTTAAAAACGATGCAACATGCAGTAGTAGACTTTGCTACCAGCTTGTTATCCATCAAAGCTCAGATTATTTGTAATCATTTTACAGATGAGACTTTGGTACAGATTTCAGGTGCAATGCAGTTATCTGACCAAGATAAACAGCTCATTCCACAAGCTATTGAACTGTTAAGAAATGAAGCAGCTAAAAACTTCCGTATTGAAGTCACTAGCGATTCGATGATTTACCAAGATGAACAGCAAGAAAAGGCAGACCGTATTGCTTTCTTATCTGCCGTAGGTTCATTCATGCAAACTGCTCTACCAGCAGCTCAAGCGTCTCCTGAACTCACTCCAATGCTATGCGAAATGCTGAAATTTGGCGTAACAGCGTTCAAAGCAGGTAAGCAACTGGAAGGCATTATTGACCAAACTGCTGATGATTTACGCAAACAGTATGAACAGTCTAAAGGTCAGCCTAAGCCTCCTCCTCCTGAAGTTCAGAAAGCTCAAATGCAGATGCAAATGGAGCAAGCTAAATTACAGGCTTCTGCTCAATCTGACCAAGCTAAAGCACAGTTTGAAGCTCAAAAACTTCAGATGGAAGCTCAACTTGAACAACAGAAGATGCAGATGCAGATGGAGCTTGAGAAGGCTAAACAAGAATATCAAGCTCAAGAAAATCAGCTTAAATTTAGCTTAGAAGAACAGCGTAATCAGCAAGAAGCTCAGTTACAAATGCAGATAAGCAAGATGAAGTCCGATTCGGATAACAACAAAGCAATACTATTGGCTTACTTAGACAATGCTACTAAACTAGAAACAGCTCGTATTAGTGCAGGTTTAGATGATGGTTCAGAAGCCTATATGGAAGCAGTAGACCAAGCTAAAATAATGCAAGACACTATGGGATATTCACAAATGGCAGACCATCCGTTAAAACCAGCTCTTGACCAAATGCAGATGAGCAATCAGCAATTAACAGAAATGTTAGCTGCTTTGATTCAGAAGATGCACCAACCAAAGCAAGTAATTCGTGACGAAAACGGTAAAATCGTAGGAGTTCACTAATGGCTATAACAGTCAAGCATAAGTATGTAAGTGCTATTCCTGATGCAGGTGATTCCACTCTCGTTCAGCCTTCTAATTGGAATGATGACCATCAATTAACAGGCACAGTACCAGTAGCTAATGGTGGTACAGGTGCTTCTACTGCTAACGATGGTTTAAATGCTTTACTTCCAAGTCAAACAAGCAATACTGGAAAAGTATTAACTACTGATGGTACTAATGCTTCTTGGTCTACTAATGGTTCAGGAACTGTTACATCAGTTACAGGCACAGCTCCAGTTAATGTAGCTACAAGTACAACTACTCCAATAGTTAGTCTTGCTAGTGGTTATGGTGATACACAAAATCCTTATGCAAGCAAAACTTTAAAATATGTTTTAGCTGCTCCTAATGCTGCTGACGGAGTTCCAACATTTAGACAATTAGCCAATACAGATATTACAGGTCTTGGCACAATGTCTACGCAAAATGCCAATGCCGTAGCAATTACTGGTGGTACGGTAAACGGAACAACAATAGGTGCTACGACTGCTTCTACAGCTATATTTACTTATGCTTCTACCACTTCTACTACTAATACAACACCTGCTTTAAGCTATAACGCTTCTAATTCATCTTTTGTTAATGGTGCTACCGTTGCTGGAAGCTATTTGCAAAACATCATGCAAAACAAAAGTGGTACAGCAGGTGCTTCTACCAACTTTGCAGTAAGTAATGATTTAGGCACAGATTCTACTTATTACGGTGAATTTGGCATGAATTCCTCAGTATTTAGTGCAAGCACTCCTGCTGATTACTTTGGTCTTAATAACGGAATCTATTATTCAGGTCACGATGGTGATTTAAGTTATGGTTCAGGAAATGGCTATAAGACTTACTTTGCATGGGGAACTACTGGTCAATCTGCCCATGTCATCAATGCGACAGGTGCATTAGGACTATCTACTAACTTAGGCACAACTCCTGCACTTAGCGGTACAACAGGTTATGGAACAGCAAAGAATGTCTTGGTATCACAAGGTTCTGCTGCTGCACCTGTTTGGTCTACAAGCACCGACATATTAGTAAATAGTGTAACTTTAGGTCTTGGTGGTGGTTCTGTTGCAGGAAACACTATAGTAGGTTCAGGAGCATTAGGTACAAATAGCACAGGTGCAAATTTAACTGCCGTTGGATACCAAGCGTTAAACAAAGTTACTGTTGCTGGTGGAACTGCTTTAGGCTATCAAGCTGGTTTTAATAATACGACAGGCGTTAATAATACATTTATTGGATTTCAAAATGGATATTCAGTAAATTCAGGCGCATACAATACATCTACTGGAGTATATGCTGGTGGTTCAGGTTCTCTTTCTACTGCCAATAACAATTCGTCTTATGGTTATTCATCATTAGGAGCAATCACTTCAGGAGCATCTAATTCAGCTTTTGGATATACTTCTTTATCATCAAATACAACGGGAGCAAATAACAGCGCATTTGGTAACAATGCTCTTTTTACCAATACAACAGCAGGAAATTTAACTGCTGTAGGATTTCAAGCTCTATATAGCAATACTACCAATGTGGCAACACTTGGAACAGTAACTGCTGGTTCAGGTTACACAAACGGTACATATACAGCCGTTGCAATGACACCTGTAAGTGGAGCTACTTTTACTACTTATCCTACAGTAACCGTAGTAGTTGCTGGTGGTGTAGTTTCTACAGTAACTTTAGTAACTAATGGAGTAGGAGCAAGTTCTGTTGCTGCCACAGTTCTTACTGTAGCTGCTGCACTTATTGGTGGTACAGGAAGTGGATTTAGCATCCCTGTAGCTACTTTTCAAAGTGGTACTATAAATACAGCCGTTGGCTATCAAGCTGGTTATACAAACAGTATAGGCACTAGACTTACTTATATTGGATATGCTGCTGGATATACAAGCAGTACAGGAAGTTACAATACATTTGTAGGATATGCTTGTGGTTATGCAACTACATCAAGTTTTTGTACAGCAGTCGGTGATTCCGCTTTAGTAACCAACACTTCAGGAACTTATTTAACTGCTGTAGGCAATGGTGCACTTCAAGCAACAAGTACAGCTTCTTATAGCACAGCCGTTGGCTATCAAGCTGGATATAGCGTAACTGGTGCTGGAAATACTTTATTTGGAACTGGTGCTGGATTTACAACAATAGCAACTACAACAGGAACTAATAACACTTATCTAGGTTACTCTGCTCATGGCTCTGCTGCTGCAAATACTAATGAAATAGCAATAGGATATATAGCAGCAGGTAATGGTTCAAACACAACTACCATTGGAACTTCAGCCAATACAGCTAATTTCTTTTTTGGTAAACAATGGATTCAAACAAATGCCACAACAACAGCACAATATTTAAGTTTTGGTGACGGAACTAATACTTACGCTGGTATCGGTGGATATTATGATTCAGCTACTACTGGTCATATAGAAACATACACCATGACAGGTGGAACATCTACAGAAAAATCTCGTACAGATTCTCTTGGAGTTCAGTACAACTACTCACCTGCTCCTACTGCTTTATCTACTGCTGGAGCAAATACACTAACCATTGCTCAAATGCAGACAATGATGATTACTGTTACGCAGACTGCTGCTGTAACTTTAACATTGCCTACAGGTACTTTGACTGATGCTGGTATCACAGGCGGTACTTTACCTGTCAATGCTGCTTTTGATTGGATAGTAATTAACTTAGGCTCTACTCTAGGAGCAGTAACAATGGCTGCTGGTGTTGCTCATACTTATGTGGGAGCTACAGGAGTACCAATCTCAACTTCTGCACAATTCAGAACTCGTAAAACAGCAACAAATACTTTTGTTACCTATAGGATAAGTTAAACCATGACTACATTAATTCCACAATTTGATTTAAAAAATGGCGGTACTACACCAACAGGCGCAGTCAATCGTGCTATTAATCTTAAACTTGCTGAAACAGTAAGCGTATTAGACTTTGGTGCTGATCCTACAGGTACAACAGATTCTACAACGGCTATTCAAGATGCTGTAAATTCTTCTCTTTCTGTATATTTTCCAGTAGGAACTTATTTAATTGCTGGTTCAATCTCGTTAAAAGATAATTCATCATTATTTGGATATTCAGCTACGCTAAAGAAAAGTGGCAGCACAGCTACTGCAATGATTTCTGCTCTTAATGTTGATAATATTTTAATTGACGGTTTAAATATAGATGGCAATTACACAATTCAAGCCGTAGCTATTCCTACCATTAGTTTTGAAAATGTTACTAACGGAACTATGCGTGACATGAATTGCGTTAATATAGGTTCAGCAGCATACAGAAACGGTGGAACTATACAAATTACTAATTGTATTCATGTTCTTGTAGACAATATTACAATTAATGTTTCTAACGGTGCTTGTTCAATATTTGTAGACGGCTCGTCAGGAAACGATGTAACAGTACAAAATTGTCATATTTACAATAGTCAATCTGATAGTGCTTTTGCGACTGAAGGATGTGATAGCGTTAGATTTTTAAACAATTATTGTTCTACAGCAACAGCTAGTGTTATTTCATTTAATTCTCCTAATGGAACTGTTGCGGGAAATCTTATAGTTGCTTCGGCTCTCACTACTTTTTATGGAATTACTATAGGTCATGCCGTAGCTGGTCAAGACGCAAGCTATACAAAAGTTCATGGAAATATCGTTTTCATGTCTACTTATGGTACTGCTGGTATTGGAATTCAATCAGGTGATAGAAACACTATTATTGATAACTATATTTATGGAAGTTCAGCTAATGCTGGCGTTATTACTGATGGTACAAACACCATTATTACTAATAATACCGTTGTCCAATGTGGAATCGGAATAAGTGCTGCTGCTGCATCTACTAATGTTATTGCGTCAAACAACAACTTATCTAACTTTTTAACTTATGGCATTATTTCTCAATCTAGTTGCGTATTGACTGGAAATAGACTTAAATCTGCACTTGGTACTTGTCAAGGAATACAACTTAACGCTATTGGAAATACTGTAACTGGCAACTATATTAATGTAGTTGGCACAACTGTTTCTGCTGGATATTCAGGTAGCGTAGATGGTGGCGCATCATTTAGAGGAAATATAATTAATGATGCTGATACAAGCACAACCATTACTTTAGGTGCAAGCTCTACATCTACAACTATAACAAACGCTAATATTGTGTCAGGTGGTCTTATTTATTTAATGCCATTAAGTGCTAGTTTTGCTGCTAGAAATGCGTATTTTTCAAGCGTTTCTGCTGGTTCGGCAACACTTACTTATTCAACAGGTACATCAGCAAGTTGTAAAGTTGTATTTTTATGATAAATGGCATACTTTTTGCCCTATTTGTCCTACTTCAATGTATGGACTTTTACACAACCTATACCATTATTGAAACAGGTAAAGGGCATGAGGCTAACCCTATCCTAGCTTGGGTATTTGATAAGATTGGCTACCCTACAGGACTAGCTATCTTTAAAGGATTATGTATCGTAATTGGCATATTCCTGTTAGATTTTTGGTATGCTCTTGCTATCTTAAACATATTGTATGTTTGGGTGATTTTTAACAACTTAAAAGTTCTCAGAGGATAAAATGATTGTTTATACATTAGATGAAAAAGAAGCTCAATTTGTACTACAAGTGATTGGTCAGTTACCTACTCAATCAGGTGCTTTCCCACTATTGCAAAAGCTACAAGCTCAATACCAAGAATCTGTAGTTCCTGAATCTCCTAAAGAATAATGTTTCAGACTGCCTTTCAACCTAATGCGTTTCAAAACAACGCATTTCAGATTTCCATTGTTCCCTTTAACAGTCAAACTGGTGGGGATGGATGGACTAGGGAAGAATGGCGCAGAGCTAAAGCATTAGATAAGAAACTAAGATTAGCTGATGAGAAGCGTGTTGCTGCGGTAAAAGCAGACCAAGATGCTCGTAAAGCATTTATTCGTGAACAAGTATCACCAACTCCAAAAGTCAGTAAACGCAAACAAAGTATTGTAGAATCTGAACAGGTTAGGGAAGATACACCGTCAGAAGTAACCAAATATGACGCACTCATCGCTAATCTTGAAAGACAAAAGCAAGATTTGTTTGATGCGGTGCAAATAAGACAAGCCAAGCTCCTATTAGAGCAAGAACTGGCAGTCCTAAAAGCCAAGCATGAAGCAGAACTTGATGATGAACAGGCAATAATGCTACTTATTTCATAAAGGATTGTTTTTACTGCGATGACTCCTTATCAAAAGTATAAAAAAGGCGTAGATTTACTTCATTTAGGACACTATCAAGCTGGATTCAGACTATATGAATTCCGTTGGCATCCTCTTGTGCTACAAGCTACAGGTGAAAGATGGGATAAATGGGTAACAGCTCCTAAATGGAACGGTGAAAGACTGTTCGATAAGCACATAGTCGTTCAGATGGAGCAAGGATTTGGCGATATTATCCAATTTTGTCGCTTTCTTCCTATGCTCAAGACTTGGGGAGCTAAGAAACTAACGGTAATGACTCATAAATCCCTTATGCCTTTGATAGGACAGATGGATTGCATTGATGTGATTACTGATGACCGTAGTGTAGACATTGAAGCAGACTACTGGATTGGCTCTATGTCACTTCCTCACTTTGCTACCTATGCGCCTCCATTCGTAAAGCAGTCATTTCCTGTTACTACCAAGCATATTGTTGGTTCAGAAGGCTATTTAGATGCTATTCCTAGCAATATTGAGCATAAAGTAGGTGTTAATTGGAGCGCATCGACTGGCCCATTACATTATGTAAAGTCAATTCCATTAGATACTTTAAGAAGTCTAGTCGGAGACGATGTTTACTCTATTCATGTGCAATTAGATGATGTTTTTGACCCTTTGCCTAATGATGGCTGGAAGCAAGACTTCTATAAGACTGCTTGTCACATGAAAGCAATGAAAGCGGTAGTTGCTCCTGATACTGCAACTGCACATTTAGCTGGAGCATTAGGAGTTAAGTGCTTTTTAATGCTACCTGATGACCAATTTATCTGTTGGCGTTGGAAAAACGCTACATGGTATGACTCTGTTGTACCGTTGAAAAAGTCCGAATGGCATACATTACCTAGACTACTGGAGGAGCTATGATTTGTCCTAAATGCGGTTATTGTGAAGAAAAAGCACAAGCTAAAAAACAAACTGATGAGGAGTTTTTCCTTGAATGGTGGACTCCTACCATTGGATTAGAGGCTGCGAAGGCTTCTTGGGAAGAAAAGCAAGTAGCTATAGGCAGAGAGACAGCTATGGTCATGTCCGATATTGAAGGCTATGTCTCACAAGTCGATGGTTCATGGATTAAAAGCCGTAGTCACCATAGAAGTCATTTAAAACAGCATAAAATGATTGAATTAGGCAATGATGTGCCTACTGAGCATAAAAAAATTGAATTAAGTAGTAAGAGTAACGAGCAAAGAAAACGCCAAATCGCAGAGATGGCATACGAGAAGTTAAGATAAATCCGATTACTTGGAGAAAACCATGTCAGAAGAAAAATTAGACCGTTTAGATGTATTATCCGCAGCCTTTGACCAAGCCGAAGAAGGCACTTTAGAGACTCCTGAAGAAAAGGAGATTGAAGTCGTTGAGGATGATATTGCTGAAGAAGTCAAAGAAGAAGCAGAGCCAATAGAGATTGAAGCTCATTCAGAACCTGAAGAAATTGAGGAAATTGAGGAAAAACCAGCTTTAGCTCGACCTTCTACATGGAAAAAGGAATATTTACCGATTTGGGATAAGCTAACCAATGGTGAGCAATTAACCAAAGATGAAGCTCTAAAACTAGCTGAATACTCCAATCAAAGAGAGTCCGAATACAAGAAAGGCGTAAGCACTTATAAGGCAGAAGCCGATAGAGCTAGGTCTTTAGAAGATGCTATTGCTCCATTCCAAGAGGAGTTTCAACAACAGGGAATTACTCCTGCTGCATGGATTAATAATCTAGGCAGAGCGCACATGATTCTGTCAAAAGCTCCGTATGAACAAAAAATTCAAGTTTTTCAGCGACTTGCACAAGATTACGGTATACAATTAAATAATGAAGGTCAATTCGCTGCTCCACAGCAGCTTGACCCTTATACGCAACAACTGATGAATCAGCTAAACATGGTGAATCAGGAAGTTTCGACAATTAAGAATAGATTTCAGCAAGAAGAATATTCTCGCTTGAATAATGAGATTGAGAAGTATAGTAGTAACAAGGTGGAATTTCCGCACTTTGATGTGGTAAGGGAAGAAATGGCTCAATTACTTGAGCTAGGCAAAGCCCAAGACCTAGAAACAGCTTACAAGAAAGCTGTGCGTATGAACGATGATGTATGGGCATTAGAACAGGATAGACTCCTGAAAACTGCCAAACAACAAGCGGTCAAAGCGCAGCAAGTACAGAAAGCGAAGGCTGCTGCTGTTAGTCCGAAATCCGTTACACCTAGCGGTTCGGTTACATCAGGAGATAAAAAGGATAGACGGTCACTAATCTCCGAGCAATTAGGAGAAGCAATGAGCCGTAGGGTTTAACTAGCCAATTTTGGCAATTTTTTACTAAGGATATATCATGGCATTCGCTAACTCAGCAATCACCGATATTATCGCCACAACTATTCAAAGTCGTAGCGGTGAATTGGCAGACAACTTAACACAAAACAACGCAATCCTACAACGATTGAACAGCAAGGGTAATGTACGCCCATTCTCAGGCGGTAATGTGATTTTGGAAGAAATCATGTACAACGACCCAAATACTAACAACGCTAACTCTTATAGTGGCTACGAAGTATTGAATATCGCTCCTGATAGCCCTATTTCTGCTGCCCAATACAAGATTTCTCAGTATGCTGACTCAGTAACAATGAGTGGCTTGGAAATGTTGCAGAATAGTTCTAAAGAAGCAATCATCGACTTGTTAGATGGTCGTATGCAAGTTTCTGAAGCTCGTTTGCTAAACCGTATCTCAGGTGACTTGTTCCTTGACGGCACAGGTAATGGCGGTAAAAACCTGGATGGACTCGGAGCAGCCGTTAGTGCTTCCCCTACTACTGGTACTTACGGTGGTATCAATCGTGCAAACTGGACTTTTTGGCAAAACCAAATCACTACAGGCGTAACAACAACTCCTTCCACAACTAACATTTTGGCTAAAATGACTGAAGCTGCTATCAAGCAGATTCGTGGCACAGACAAAGCTGACTTGATTGTTGCTGGTAACACAATGTATCAACTCTATGTAAACGCTTTGCAAGCTATCCAGCGTATTGCTTCTGAGGAATCAGGTGCATCAGGATTTGCTTCATTGAAGTTCTACGGTGGTGGTACATCTGCTGATGTGGTACTCGGTGGTGGTTATGGTGCTCAAGAAACAGCTACATATATGTACTTGTTGAACACTAACTACATCTTCCTACGCCCTCACAAAGAGCGTAACTTTGTACCTATCGGTGGTGAACGCCAATCCATTAACCAAGACGCTATCGTGAAATTGTATGGCTGGGCCGGCAATCTCACTACATCAAATAGCTTCTTACAAGGTCTATTGACAACCTAATAGATAAGGGGAAACCCTTATTTAATCTTGTCTACTTACTAATTAAAGGAAATAATCATGGCATATACCACTTTACCAATCGCAGGTGTTAGCTTAAACACCATTACAACAACTGACTTTTTATACACAAACGGAACTACTGTTGAGAACATTCCAAACTTTGGCCCTATTGGTGCTGAAACTTTTGCTTCTGACGGTAAGCGTTATGTATTTGCTCAAGCAGCAGCAACCATTCCAGCAGGAACAACAGCTTGTACCGTTAATGCTTCCACTTTCCAAGTGACAGCAACAGGCGGTTCTTATGTTTCTCCAGCAGAATCAATGGTTTCAGGTGATTACGGCTGGTTTGGCGTAGCTTCTGTTTAAGCATTAACTTGTAGTACCATAGGGATTCCTTCACAAGAGGAGTCCCTTTTTCTTTTTAACAAACCTAACTACTTAGGAGATTTAAAAAATGGCTATCGACAGCGATATTCAAGGAGCAGATGCAAGATTAGCAGTCCAATTCTATAAACGGTCTATGAAGCAAGACGATGAGACTTTGGCAGCAGGTAGACCGATATTTAAAGAATTTGATTTCGTCAAAATTATGGTGCCAGGTGATGCTCTAACAGAGATTGACACTTACGCCAATGAATCCCATAAAAGCCGTTTTCCTCGACAATGGGCACATTATCAGAACCAAGTAGGTAATCAAGAGACAGTAATGGGTACTCCATTAGAACAATGGACTCAAATTACTCGCTCCCAAGCTGAAGAACTAAGAGGATTAAAGTTCCCTACTGTGGAATCTATTGCTGATTGCTCAGACCAACAGCTTCAACGCATTGGTATGGTAGCTGGTATGTCTCCTCATGCTTTCAGGGAAAAGGCTAAGTCTTTCCTTAATTTAGCTGAAAAAGTTGGCGATGCTAACCAAAGAGAAGCTGAACTAGAAGCTCTAAAGCAACAAAATGAGCAAATTAAAGCTGAATCGGATGCCAAGATTAGCAAGATGCAAGAGCAAATGGATGCTTTAATGGCGATGATGGCTAAACCAAAAGGTAGACCAAAAAAAGAAGTTGTAAAAGAAGCAGAAACAGAGTAAATAAAAGGGGGAGAAATCCCTCTTTTTTGTTTATAATCAAACAAAGCCAACTACTTGGCTAACAACCAAGTAAAAGGATATATATGTCATATACGATGCTCCAGCTTGTACAGCAGACAGCAGCAGAGCTTAACTTAGCCGTTCCTACCTATGTAGCTGGTAATACATCACAAGATGTTCAGCAAATATTGGCATTAATGAACGGTCAAGGTTACGACTTAATCAAAGAATACGATTGGCAAGCACTTCAAGTCCAGTATCGCTTCTATACACAAGCTATTAATTGTAACGGTACATCGGTAAATGGCTCAAAAGCTCTAGTTATTGAGGCTGGAGTAGACATTACAGCAGTAGATACTCAATGGCAGATTACTGGTTACAACATTAACCAAGATACCAATGTAGTTACAGTTTCAGGTCAAACGATTCAAATGAGCCAAATGGCTTCAGGTACAGGTACAGGAGCAGTCGTTTTA